TACGGCTACATCAGACGCAAGAGTTAAAACTAACGTGCAGGATTTAAGCCTTGGCTTAGACTTTATTAATGCGCTTCGCCCGGTAAGTTTTACGAGAGTTCATCCAGCCGACTGGCCGGTTGAAATTAGAGACGAGCGGTATAAAAAAGGCCGCACCGTAGTTGATGAAGACGGAAACGAAACAATTGTTTCGACAGTTAACTTTGACGTTGAAACACAGCAGCCGATTAAAGATGAGTTCGACAGCACCACAAAATCAGACGGTTTAATCGCTCAAGAAGTCAAAGCGGTTTGTGAATCCCTGGGGGTCGAATTTAACGGAATCAAACAAAACAAGAATGGTAAAATGGGCATACAATATTCATTACTAGTTTCACCTCTTATCAAAGCCGTCCAAGAGCTAAGCGCCCGAGTATCTGAGCTTGAGGCAGGTGACTGACGTGGAAGATGCGTTGCTACAGTCTGGGGGAACGGCAGGTCTTATCGCTGCAATCTGGGGCGTAGCGGCTGCCATTAAACAACATAAAGAAAAAAATAATGGAGGGTCAACGTACTCTCGAATAACAATTCTAGAAAACAAAGTGGGTGAGCTTCAGGAAGAAGCCGCTCATCTTCGAGAAAAACTAGGCAAAACTCACCGAGATTTATGTGAATTTCGTGAGGAATTTCGCATCTATCTCACCAAATTAGAGACACGAGAAGAGATGCGTCGGGAGATGTTGAAATGATTAAAGGTGTTACAAAAGGCGTTAAGTCTACAGAGTTTTGGATTTCTCTTGTTGGGATGGTTGGCGGGATTGTTTGTGCTGTATTTGCTGAAGCTCAGTGGGCGCAAGTAGCTGGTGCTATTCTATCTGCTGTGTGCGGCAAGTCGTACGCTGACTCTCGCAAGACGGTTAAGGCTGCTATTGCCCTTGGCGGTGCCAAAGTAGACGCTGCTCGAATTGCTGCGGAGGCAACTGAAGCTGTGGGAAAGTCCGAGAAGTAGCCAGTGTTGTGGCGACAGGCTTGGCAGCGGCGGAGAGTCTTCCGGAAGATACGATTGACCTTATGCTTGGGGCTGTTGTTAATCCTGATGGCCCCAGGGGCATTGCTAATATTGATATCTCGCTGGGCAAAAACATCGCCGCATTTGCCAGTGGAGAGTTTGCAAACAATACCGATTGGTCAGCAGCCGCTGGTCTAAAAATGAGGTGGTAAAATGCCAAGACTTCCGTATCCGTATGAGGATGAAAACCTTATACCTGAAATGCTTTTAAAGAATAAAGATGCAGGGTATGAAGTCCCCCAATCAATTGCGCGTGAAGCCTTAGTTCCAGAGCAAACTTTGCAGGAAAAAGAAGATCAAGCTTACTGGGAAAATTCAGAGCTTAATCAAATTAAATTTGATGAAGGATTTGAGCCCAAGGTTTACCCAGACTCAGTTGGTATTGATACAATTGGTTATGGTTTTAATCTTGAAAGGCCAGAAGCTCAGACTGAATTAGATCATGCAGGAATTAATAAAACAGTTGCAGACTTAAGATCTAAAAAAGAAAGTTTAACCGAAGCTGAGGCTGATATTCTTATTCGATCTGAAGTCCCAAAGTTTGAATCTTCTGCAATAAATTTTGTTGGAGAAGAAACTTGGAACTCTCTTCCAAAAGACAAGCAAAACATTTTAACAAACATGGCCTTTAATCTTGGATCAACTAGGCTTAATAAGTTTAAGGATTTTAGATCTGCTCTTCAAGCTGGTGATTACGAAAAAGCTAAAAATGAAATGCATGATTCAACATGGCGCAAACAGGTTAAAAGCAGAGCAACTAGATTAATGGATCGAATGAAAGCTCCTCTTCAGGAAACTGCAAAAGCCCCGATAAACCCTAATTTTAATCTCCAAAACGCAATAGCACAAGCCCTTGGAAGTGTTATGGAGCAAGGTGGATAACAATGACTGATTATGCAAAACTAGAAATCCGGGGCATCTACTCTAAGAGTTCTGATTACTCGCTACCAAAAGCAGATTTTAATCCGGCTACTTATGCTTTAACTCCTGATGAATATTTTCACTGTGAAATTCAGGCAGACACAAGCGCTGGCACTACCTTAACCACCAGCATTCTTAGCTCTGCTACGCTCCTGGTTGTAAAGAATAACGACGCTGCAAATTATGTAACAGCTACATTTGATTGTGCTGGAATGGGAAGCACTGACACCAGTATTCGGATTCATGCTGGCGGTGTTTTTACTACCACTGATTTTACTGTAGCTCAGAATTTAAAATTGGTTGCAAACAGTGCAGCCTGTGAGTGTGAAATTTTTATCGTAGGAACTTGATATGGCTAAGCAAAGTGTAATGACACCTGGCGCTACTGGCGGAAAAGACGATGACAGTTTTACTTTTGGTAGTTTCTTAGATTCGATTATTGATCGAGAAATTAAAAACAAAGAGCTTCTCAGGGAAGATCAAAAATTTAAAGATTACTTTAAGTCAATGATTGCTAGCCCTGAAGAATATACTGCTTGGCAAGATAAACAATACGCTAAAATTAATCGAGAAGAAGCTTCAAGGCAAGCCGCTGAGAATACTGATGCGTCTTTGCAGTCGATGAAGGTCAAGTGGGATGATGTTTTTGAAAAAGCTGGTTTGCCTAGTGACTTATCGGAAGACGTATCTAGTCAGTACAGAAGAGAAATGGATACCTTGGATGGTTCTTCTATGGATTGGTTAAAAGATCCAACATCTAGCAGTATTCCAGATGCAATAACCAAGGCTCTTTCTCGACCAGCATATACTGATGAAGATCTTCTTGGCATGGGGACAGGGCTAACAAAAGAAGACTTAAACAATCAGCGCCAGTGGTGGAAAGATGAAGAGTCTGGAAAATCATTTAGAAGAACTTCTGCCGACTGGGAAGAGTACTCTCGTATTTCAGATCTTTATGAGGCTGCTAAAAAAGCAAGAGGAATCTAATACCAATGGCAGCTAAACCAAGAAAAGGTAAGGCCAAAGTAAAGGTCACAAAAAGCGGTAAACGTGTAAGCTACGGACAGGCCGGTAAAGCCAAGGGCGGTGGCCCTCGAGTTAAGCCAGGCACCTCTAAAGGCGATAGCTACTGTGCAAGGAGTCTTGGTATTAAGAAAAGACTTTCTAAGAAAAAACAGAATGACCCTAATAGTCCTAACAATTTATCTCGAAAGCGCTGGAAGTGTTCTGGCGCTAAGAGCAGGAAGTAAAAGTCATGTATGGATCTAAGCCAAAAAAAGTATCTGCTAAAAAAACAGCTCCTAAAAAAACAAAGCCAAAAAAATCAAAACCTAAAAAAGCAGGCAAAAAATACTAATGAAAAAGAAACTTAAAAAAGTATCAAAAGGTTTAAAGAAAGCTTCTAGCAGCCATAAGGCTCAGGCAAAAGTTATTGATGGAATAGTTAAAAAAACAAAGCCAAAGAAGCCTAAAAAGAAATGAAAGAAGAATGGGTAAAGTAGGACAATACTTCTCAGCAAGCGAGTTCGCTTGTTCATGCTGCGGGAAAACTAACCCTGCTCAGTCCCTTGTAAGCGTCTTAGACAGCGTTCGTAAAGTTCTTGGACCATTGCGCATTAACTCGTCTTATCGCTGCGAGAAGCACAACAAGGCCGTAGGGGGCACAGATAAAAGCTGGCACCTTCCTCGTGATGGCGTAGTGTATGCTGCTGATGTTACCTATGTAGATCCATCAAAGAGGCATGGAACATACATGCTTCGCCTGTACATTGAACTAGAAAATGCAGCCAGAAGGTTAGGCCCCAACTATGGCATCGGGTTGTATGAAAATTTTGTACACTTTGACACTCGGCCAACTAAGCCTGCTAGATGGTTTAAGTATAACTGGCCTCGATAGGCTCAGACTCAACTCGCTCTATTTCTTTCAGCGAAATTCGAACAGCTCGTCCAAGCTTTGCAGCCTTAATGTCTCCGCGCAAATACATTCTCCGAATGTGTGCCTTCGAAACACACCAGCGGTCGGCTAGCTCAGAAACAGTAAAAAATGATTTCTGCATTCAGGTCTCCTTGGTTGTTAGTTTCGTTAACCCGCTTAACTGATTTAAATAAAAGAGTTAAGCAGGATAAAAGTGTTTCAATTAAGTGTCAGGATTAAATGCCCCGGCCCTGGGTTGTATTACAATCAAAAGTGTTTGAGGTTTTTGAAATTCAACGCATTAAATATCGGACCGAGGCAAACTCGTAAATGCTCTGCTCCCTAGTTGAATAAAACTGGGGTTAAAAGTCGACATGCGCGTGCCGTTCGTCATCGGGAGCAGAGCAAAGTCATTTCTTCTTTGGGCTTCCAAACCAGCCAAACTTAAAGTTGCTTCTATAGCCAGCTT